TATTTCGTTGCCTACTCCGATTATGGCAGGTGTCCGAACACCTACTCGTCAATTCTCATCGTGTGTTCTTATTGAGAGCGGAGATAGCCTCGACTCTATCAATGCAACAGCTACATCTGTGGTCCGCTATATCTCTAAGAAAGCGGGCATTGGTATTAACGCTGGTGCAATACGTGCTGAGGGGTCTCTTATCGGTGATGGATCTATTGTCCACACTGGTCTTATCCCATTTCTTAAGTATTTCCAGTCTGCAGTTAAGTCCTGCAGTCAAGGCGGTGTTCGTGGTGGCGCTGCTACTGTCTATCTACCTGTATGGCACCTTGAGTTTGAAAATCTTGTCGTCCTAAAGAATAACAAGGGCACAGAAGAGACACGTGTTCGCCATATGGATTATGCGTTTCAGTTTAACAAGCTGATGTATGAGCGTCTGCTGTCAGGTGGTAACATTACGTTGTTCTCACCACATGATGTCCCGGGCCTGTATGACGCATTCTATGCAGACCAAGAGTTGTTCCGCGAGCTTTATGAAGTAGCAGAACAGGATAGTAAGATTCGTAAGAAAGTAATGCCGGCAATCGATGTATTCTCTCAGTTTATTTCTGAGCGTAAGGACACAGGTCGTATCTATCTTATGAATGTGGATCACGCTAACGATCATGGAGCTTTTGATGCAAGACTTGCACCCATTCACCAGTCCAATCTTTGCTGCGAGATCGATCTACCCACTAAACCTCTCGAATCGTCAGATGATGCCGACGGAGAGATCAGCCTATGTACCCTATCAGCCATTAACTGGGGACTTATTAACGATCCATCAGAGTTCGAAAAGTACTGTACTTTGGCTGTACGAGCACTCGATGCGCTCCTCGACTATCAAGGTTACCCCGTTCCCGCTGCAAGGATATCGACCTTCGATCGTCGACCACTTGGTGTAGGAATCATCAACCTAGCATACTTCCTTGCAAAACGTGGATTGAAGTATGATGATGAGTCACTTGCTACAGTTGACGAATACGCCGAAGCCTGGTCTTATTACCTGATCAAGGCATCAGCAGACCTCGCGGAAGAAAAAGGAGCATGTGGTAAGACAGAGCAAACGAAGTACTCTTCTGGAGTATTGCCTATTGATACATATAAGAAAGACGTGGACGAGCTAGTCCCACACACAGAGCGTCTTCCATGGGAAGAACTACGCACACAGCTAAAAGAAAATGGAATCAGAAATTCGACACTTATGGCACTTATGCCAGCAGAGACATCAGCGCAGATCTCTAATTCGACGAATGGCATTGAGCCTCCTCGTGCTTTGGTTAGTTATAAGCAATCCAAAGACGGAGTTATGGCTCAGGTCGTTCCTGGATATCACCATCTGAAGAACAAGTATGATCTTCTATGGGATCAGACTTCGCCTGATGGATATCTTAAGATCTGTGCCGTGCTTCAGAAGTACATTGACCAGGGGATCTCTGTCAATACTTCATACAATCCAGAGCACTTTGAGGAATCAAAGGTACCGATGTCACAACTTATCAAAGATGTAGTTACATTCTATAAGTATGGTGGCAAGCAACTCTATTATAACAATACGCACGACGGTGCAGGAGAGTCTCAAAAGGACGAGCCAGATGATCTTCCATTCGAGGAAGATGATGGATCCTGTGAAAGCTGTGTGATTTAAGGAAACAAAATGTCAGTATTTCAAAGAAAGAAGAAGTCTCATCTCGAATCAAATATGTTCTTTGATGAAGCAGTTGACGTTGCCCGGTACGATGTTGTCAAGTATCCACAGTTAGAAAAGATCACTGATAAGCAGCTTGGTTTCTTTTGGCGTCCAGAGGAAGTAGACGTATCAAAGGACCGTGCTGACTTTGCAAAGCTTGATACATTTGAGAAGCATATCTTTACATCTAACTTAAAGCGTCAGATCCTGTTGGACTCAGTTCAGGGTCGTTCACCGAATATTGCTTTCTTACCACATATCTCGATTCCAGAGCTGGAGGTGTTAGTTGAAACGTGGGCATTCTTTGAAACGATTCATTCAAGATCTTACACCCATATTATTCGTAACGTGTATCCTAATCCTAGCTACGTATTTGATACAATGATGGATAACCCAGAGATCATGAGCTGTGCTGATGATATCTCAAAGTACTATGACGACTTTATTCAGTATAGTAGCTGGTATGATCTATTGGGTGAAGGTCGATTTGCTATCGAGAATAAGGTGACACAAGAGAGGGAGTTTGTAAATGTCGACAAATACGAGCTTAAAAAGAAATTGTGGCTCTGTCTTAACTCTGTTAATGTCCTCGAAGGCATCCGCTTCTATGTCTCTTTCGCATGTTCTTGGGCCTTTGCCGAACTCAAGAAGATGGAGGGTAACGCTAAAATCATTAAGTTTATTGCTCGTGATGAAAATACCCATCTTGCAGCGTCTCAAACTATCCTTAAGACTCTTGTCAAAGACGATCCAGATTTCATTAAAATCAAGGAAGAAACAAAAGACGAAGTAATTAAGATGTTTGTAGACGCCATCGAGCAAGAGAAGCAGTGGGCACAATACCTATTCAAAGACGGATCAATGATCGGTTTGAATGAGAGACTGCTAGCTTCTTATGTAGAATGGATCGGGTGCAAGCGTATGCGTACTCTCGGGTACCCGTGCCCGTACCAGGTACCACAAGCGAATCCACTCCCTTGGACAGAGAAGTGGATCGGCGGTGGTAACGTTCAGGTCGCACCACAAGAAACTGAGATCAGTTCTTATGTTATTGGTGGTGTAAAACAAGATGTTTCAGAAGACACATTTAAAGGACTTTCATTATGAGTTTTACAATCTATACACGTAACGATCCACCATGCCCATACTGTGAAGGAGCAAAGCTTATCTTTCAGACAGAGGGTATCGCATATAAAGAAATCGTTATCGGCCGTGATATCCAACGAGAAGAATTCATGGATACTTATCCAGATGTTCGAACCATTCCCCTTGTGTTGATTCAAGAAGATGGGTTGTTTGTCAAGGTAGGTGGATACCAAGAGCTGAAAGAATACGTTAGGCAAAAGAAAACAGTTCAAGGACTGTCGATATGACCGAGTGCTTTAGTTGCGGTGCTGAGTTCGAGGTCACATTCTCTGAAGACTTCGAGGGTGAAGTTGAACACTGCCCGTACTGTGGCGAAAAGCTGAATATTGAGGTCGACTTCGAAGACTCATAAATACACATGAACTATATAAATGAGTATTATTCATGTGGACGTATCAAGGTAAACCCTTCACATCAGAAGATATTGGTGACTACGAAGGGTTTGTTTATATAATTACTGACCTGTCAAATGGAATGAAGTACATCGGTAAGAAGAACTTTCATTCCAGGACAAAGCTACGTCCTCTCAAGGGACAGAAACGTAGACGCACAAAGATACAAGAATCTGACTGGCAAGACTATCACGGATCTTCAGAGGAAGTAAAAGCTCTTGTTGAAGAACACGGCCAGGATAGGTTCAAGCGTGAGATACTCCATCTATGTTCAACCAAAGGTGAGATGTCTTATCTTGAGATGAAAGAACAAATAGTGCGTGATGTTCTTCTCAAACCGGCAGAGTATTACAATGCTTTCGTTGGTGGTAAAATACATCGAAATCACTTAAAAAAACTGTTTACAAACGATTCGGAATGATGTATAATGGCTAAAGATAATGTGGTTCAGTTCCCATACGGTAAGATCAGTAATCCGGTGTCACAAGGTGGCGATGAGTTTATAGCTGATATTTCGCATGAGATAATGATAGAAGTGATTAACGTTCTCACTGATCATGATATTATGATCGATCAGAACGACAAGATCTTTGAGGATCTTGGCTTAGTAATGAATATGATGTATGCAGCCATCGGACGTTACTACGACAAGCCTCATATCTTGCACGAAATCATGGACACAACCAGTGGTATGATGAAAGAGATAAAGGCAGAGTATGATAATCGTTGACTTTAATGGTATCGCAGTAGGCAATATCATCACACAGAAACTTGACATTCAGGAAGAACTGATTCGTCATATGATTCTAAATACGCTTCGCATGTACAACAAGAAGTTCCGTGACAAATACGGGCAAATGGTGATCGCATGTGACTCTTCATCTTGGCGTAAGGAATACTATCCTCAATACAAGTATAAGCGCAAAGTCAGCCGTGAAGAATCAAGCATGGACTGGGGTCAGGTATTTGACATCATCAATACTGTCAAGACCGAGATCAGTGAGAACCTACCATATAGGGTGATCCAAGTGCAGTCTGCAGAGGCCGATGATATTATCGGTGCGCTGTGTATGGAATCACAGGAGTTCGGTAAAAACGAACCTATTATGATTGTTTCTGCCGATAAAGACTTTATCCAGTTGCATAAATATGATAACGTGAGACAGTTCTCTCCAATGACTAAGAAGTTCATTGAGAATGAAAATCCACGTAGATATCTGTTCGAACACATATGTAAGGGTGATAGTGGTGACGGGATTCCTAATTGTCTTATGGGTGATGACACTTTTGTTAATGGTGACAGACAGTCCCCAGTAACAAAGAAGAAGATCCAGACATGGCTCGAGAATGCTGAAGACCTCCAATCTGCAATGGATTCGGAGACATACCGGAACTATATCCGAAATAAGAAGCTTGTAGATCTATCTGAGATGCCAGACGCTCTAAAAGCTGATATTATAAATACATATGACTGTACAAAACCTGTCCACAAAATGAAGGTTTTGAATTATCTCATTAAGAAAAGATGCAAAATGCTGATTGAATGCGTTGAGGAGTTTTACTAAATGCCAGTGAATAAATTGAAAGGGCTCACACTACATGAGATCTTTACGAAGGTAGCAGAAGCTAAAACTCGTGAAGATAAGATTGATGTCCTACGTACATATAATGAGTTGTTCGTACGTGATGTACTCAAGGGTGCATATGACGATACCATTCAGTTTACGATTCCAAAAGGAACTCCTCCGTATAATCCTGCACCCGAGAGAAATCCTCCTACTCACATTCGTCGTACAACAAAGCAGTTCAAGTACTTTGTTGTCGGTGGTCCAGGTGAGCAACTACCGAAGCTTAAGGTAGAGACAATGTTTATCCGTGCTATCGAAGCTGTTCATCCTAATGATGCGAAAATCATCATTGCTATGAAGGACAAAGAACTGGCTGGCATGTATAAAGGACTCACAAAGAAGTTAGCATCTGACGCATTTCCCGGTTTAATTGCCAAATGATATAAATAAATTTATGCAATCTATTGCCCTGCTACATAACTATAATAAGTCGACGTCAATCATTTGGCCTGCCATACGGTAGGCCTTTCTTTTTTGTATAGGAGGAGTAACAATATCTAAATCCAATAGGCCAAGAATCCATCACACTTACCACAAGGAGGATAAATTGGGTTCACAAATTGAGAGACTGAAAAGAGATTCTAGAGAATTAAAACACTACATGAAGCGTGTAGAAAAAGAAGGAGATCAACAACTAGTCTTCAAACTTCGTCAGAAGTATGAGTATTTGAACAGCCGGATAACCGATATTGAGGAAGCTATAGTTACAGCTTAGCTGTGTACAACGGCACCAAATCGTGGTATAATATACATTATGAACATTTTTATTTTAGACAATGATCCAGTGACAGCTGCGCAGCTCCAGTGTGATAAGCACGTGGTCAAAATGATCGTGGAGTCTGCGCAGATGCTTTCCACCGCCCATCGTATGCTCGATGGTGTGGTACAAACCCGTCCATCAAAATCAGGTAAGCGCCAAGTAAAGTATTGGGTGCATCCTGATAAATATATGGAAATTTCACTCTATGCTGCAGTACATACAGGTCATCCTTGTACAGTATGGTCTATGATATCTAACAACAACTATAATTGGCACTACGTTCATTTTGTGGCGTTGTGCGAGGAGTATAAGTATCGTTACGGTAAGATACATATGACTGATATACGGCTTCGTCATGTTCTTGAGTCACCTCCGAAGAACATACCGGTGGGTCCGCTTACAAAGCAACCACTAGCGATGAAGTCAAATCCAGAGTGTATGTTCGATGACGTCGTAAAGTCTTATCGATCATTCTATCAAACTAAACAAGAGCGGTTCAAGATGGCTTGGACTAAGCGTAATATTCCGGAGTGGTTTAATGCCAACTTACAATTATCAGTGTAATAAATGTTCTCATGAATTCAATGAGTTTCTCAAAATGGATGACCGTAAGAAGCCTGAGTGTGATCCATGTCCCGAGTGTGGTGAAGGTGATATTACTCTCAAACTTGGTGCAACTAAGATTGTCTACGAACCTGGTTCAAGGCTAAAGGTTGATGACGGTTGGCGCGAAGTACAGTCCAAGATCAAAGAGACATACAAAATCAACAATATCAAGGATCACTGATGGCATCTTTGTCACACAAGTTAAAGCTAGAAGATCTTGCCGAGATTGAACCACTTACAAAGAATCAGAAAAGTGTTTTCGAGGCGTATGAAAAGGGTTACTCAATTGTCATGGCAGGTTCTGCTGGTACTGGTAAAACCTTTATGGCTCTTGCACTTGCTCTTGAAGAAGTACTAGATCGATCAACGCCGTTTGATAAGGTGGTTGTGGTTCGTTCTATCGTACCTACACGTGATATTGGTTATCTTCCAGGATCAGAAGAAGAGAAGAAAGACGCCTACACCGGACCGTATCGATCTGCGTGTACCGAATTGTTTGATGATCCTGATGCATGGACAAAGTTACGTAACACAGGACAGGTAGAGTTTCTATCAACGTCATTTATACGTGGTGTCACATTAAGTAATGCTATCATAGTTGTCGATGAGATGCAGAACCTAACGTTCCATGAACTCGATTCTGTAATCACACGTGTGGGGCAATGCTGCAAGTTCATGATGTGTGGTGACTACTATCAATCAGATTTTGATAAAGACAAAGATAAGCATGGTATCCTACAGTTCCTTGAGATCGTAGAGCAGCTACGTAAGTTCAAGGTAATCGAGTTTGGTTGGGAGGATATTGTGAGATCCGACTTCGTGAGAGATTATATCATGACCAAGGAGATGATGGAAAGGAATGGCAAAGTTTAGACGTTTTGACCCACGGAATAAAAAAGCTCATTCACACAAAATGCGTAGTAAGTATGCAATGAATGAGAAGCGAATACATAAAGTAAATAATGACGAGAAAGAGTTATACGATGAGAAAGGAATTTATACATGAAGCAGTGGATCTGGGATATGTTGATTTGGATGCAGAGACTACCTCCAGTGGTCGACTATATGGGACTCCTAGCGGTCGTCTTCCTAGCATCACTACTGTCTTAAGTATTCTCACCGAGGAACATATTCAGAGGTGGCGCGCCCGTGTGGGGGATGAAGAAGCAAATAAGATCTCTCACCGTGCATCAACACGTGGTACTGCTGTTCACTCTATCATTGAGGACTACATTAACAATGTTGAAGAGTATCAAGAAAAGTATATGCCGAACATTGTTGATAACTTCAAGTCGGTCAAGCCAGTCCTCGACTCACGGATTGGTAAGGTATACGCTCAGGAATGTGCTTTATTTAGCGAGCACCTTGGCGTTGCTGGTAGGGTTGACTGTATTGCTGAGTTCGATTCTAAACTTAGTATTATAGACTTTAAGACATCAAAGAAGATAAAGAAAAAGGAATGGATCGAGAACTACTTCGTGCAGGAATCGGCATATGCCATCATGTGGGAAGAACGTACTGGCATCCCTATCACACAACTTGTAACTATTATAGCGGTGGACAATGAGCAACCACAAGTCTTCATCGAACACAGAGACAACTGGACAAAAACATTACTCGAAACAATTGAGGAGTACAGAAGAAGAAAAATCTTTGGCAGATAAAGCATGGAGTGAAATCGACATGTGCTGCCAAACACTATGCGTTAAGGGTGAGGTCATTGATTATATTCAGTACCTCGAAGATAAGATCTCACGTATGGAGAAACTGATCGATGGAAACGATCGAGCTGCAGTCTTTAGCAAAGAATAAGAATTACTACACAAAGCCGATGTCGGCTATGCATTCGTTCTACCTCCATGATGTAGAACCTGCTGATGAATACATTGAGTGGTTTGAGCAGATACGACACTCTGGACCCAATGACGTGGTCAAGATTCATATCAATTCGTATGGCGGAGATTTATTTTCTGCCATTCAATTTATGAGGGTCTTACAAGAGTCTGAGTCTACGGTCATTGCATCTGTTGAAGGTGCGTGCATGTCAGCTGCCACCATGATCTTCTTACAGGCAGATGCGTTTGAGATCTCGGAACACTCTATGTTCATGTTCCATAACTATTCAGGTGGAACGTTTGGTAAGGGTGGTGAAATGCTGGATCAACTCAGACACGAAAGAGAATGGTCCGAGAAAATGATGAGAGCAGTGTATGAAGACTTCTTGACACAAAAAGAAGTTGATGCCATGCTAGATAACAAAGACATCTGGATGGACGGTGATGAAGTAGTAAAACGCCTCGAAAAGAAAGCAAAGAAAGTAAGACGTAACGCAAGGGTAGAAAACAATAGCTAAACTAAAGAATGATAATTTGAAGTAAACTCTTTAAGTCATTGATATTCTTACATTATGTTTTTACTATAGGGCTATGTACATTCCTCACCGGTTTGGTATAATGGCCCTATATTCATTGAGGAGAATACATTATGAATCGCGTATCAGAATCTTACATCGCAACTCTTAAGACTCTTGACAAAAACTTTGACGAGGATCTTAAGATCATCAAAGAACGTGTAAAGAAAATGAACCAAGACGAAAAAGAAGCTGGTTCGGATCTTCGTTATCGCGTTTGTCTTCGTGGACGTCGTCCATTCAAAAAAATGGTAGCACCTAAGCCATTCTGGAATTTTCTTCCACACTCACCAAATCCAGTCTCGTATGACTACTTCGGTAATATCGTCGGCGGTATCGAGAATGCGTCAGAAGTTGATGTATACGTATACGAACGCTAAAAATGTTATAAGCATATAACAAAATAATATAAAAAAAGTGAAAAAAAGTATGTACATTTCTGATCAATGTGGTATAATGGTACCATAATCAATGAGGAGATATATTATGAATTACGAATCTGGTGTTGAAAAGGTTCTTGAGTTAATGAGAGCAGACTACATCGTGTGGTCAGAGCGCTCTGGATGTCTTCGCGAAGAGCTGATTCCTGAGTATGAGATTCAGCCTGGTCGTTCTTACGATAAGGTTGTCATGATGAAAGCTGGCGGAACGCAGATGTCTGCTGCTGGTTTCATCGTTAAGAAAGATACGAAGAAGTTCCGTCAAGGTGACTTGTTAATGTCTGCTGGCTGGTCAGCTCCTGCGACAAACTTTGCTCGCGGCAACTTAGATGATCTCGAAGCCGCGGCTGCGAACGGAGCTCTACGTTGGACGGGGATTCAATAATGGAATACACACAGAATTTTTATGATGTTTTGGTTGTGCTCGGTGTATTGGGCACAATCATAGGATTTCTCGCTGGTAAGGGTGAGTTATTCAAGAATTGGTAAGGAAATATAATGGCTAAACGTGAAAAAACTATTTTAACTGACTGCGATGGCGTGCTCCTTGATTGGGAATACGCCTTTGAGCAGTGGATGAAAAAACATGGATACACACTGTACTATCCAGAAAGTTACAAAGTAACTGAAAAGTACGGTATCCCCAAGGAAGAAGCGAATAAGTTGACACGGATGTTCAACGAAAGTGCTTGGATTCGTCGGTTGAGTCCTCTTCGTGACGCTGTCAAGTACGTTAAGAAACTGCATGAAGATCATGGTTACGTGTTTCATGCAATCACTAGTCTGAGTGACGACCAATATAGTCAGCATCTTCGGACAAAGAATCTTCGTGAGTTGTTCGGTAATACTGCATTCGAGGATTATATCTACCTTGATTGTGGTGCCGACAAAGACGAAGTTCTTGCACCATACAGCGGCACAGATTGTATTTGGGTTGAAGACAAACCTGAGAATGCCGTTGTTGGTAAAGAGTTAGGTCTTGATGCGATCCTTATGGATCATAGTCATAACCGTTACTTTGATGAAAAACCTCTTGGAATTACTCGTGTGAGTAATTGGAAAGAGATCTATGAGATGATAGTATGAAAAAAGTGATAGCGGCTACGGCCATTCTTCTCCTTGCAGGTTGTTCTGCAAATCCCTTTAAGTCTGATACCACACAGATCAAAGCATCATCAGGTGCAAACTCTGTTCCTACATGGTATCTCGAAACACCAAAGGACAATGGTGTGATCATCTATGCCTCTGCAACAGGTATCTCTGATGACATGCAGTTCTCTATGGATAAGGCTATGCACGAAGCAAAGGTCACTCTTGGTGATAAGGTTGGTACGCTCGTATCATCCGAGACCAAGAAGTATATTGGTGACAATGCTGCAGGAGCTTTGAGTCGGACAACACAAAAAACAGAACGAGTATCTAAGTCTGGTTTTAAGAATGTCAATGTCTCAAACTATATTGTTGAGAACAAAGCAATCTTTACCGAGAGTGGAAATTACCGCACATACGTACTCCTCAGCCTGAATATCGAGGGAGCTCCAGAACCAGAACCTGAGGTGACAAATGACTTCTCTCAAGAAGACGACGCTCGCGCTAACGCTGCTCTTGATCAGCTCTAATGCTTCGGCATTAGACTTTCTTACTTGGAGTGTCGGCGATTGGATCGGAAAGGTTGATACATTTGTTGATTCATATGATGAACCACGACACTACGGCGGAAGTGGCTGGTGGAAAAAAGGACAGCCAAAAGTAACTCATGAGTTCATTGATAAGTTTCTTGTGAGAACGACGGAACAGCAAATATGTTCTGACCAAGGGTGTACAGCTGTTGTGAATCGTGTTATAATAAGAGAAAGATACGAACAAAGGTGATTTTATGAAGTATCAATTAATGGTAGACCCAACCCCAATGGGTGACCTGAAGTTCACTACAGCCGGTGACTACATTTATCCTGGAAGTGATCCACAAGAATGATTAGCTACTCCACCAACTGGATGGGACCAATCTGTATGGATTGGTTCCGTGAAAATGGATTGACCGAAACAGTTACAAAAACTGTATACAGTGAGAGGCAACGAGACATTCTTCGGAATAGTCATCCTGATATAGAAGTTGGTGATACCTTTGAGCACGAGATAGTTGTAATCAGTTACAGTGGTGGTCGTATGGATATCCGCGATGACACCAAAGCAGGCTATGATGGTTGGAATGAATACTCACTACCACTGATGCGAACCGAAGATTGGAATGATTTTAGTTATTGGTTGGATGGCTTTGAGACAGAAGAACTGTGGAGTTTGGAAGACATACTGGAAGAGTATCGTCAAGACACCGGGCATGTTATACGATGGTGGAAAGAAGATGAGTGAAATACCAGGAACAATCAAGAACATGACGCATGAACAACTCCAAGACTATGCTTGGTGGTTAGTCAAAAGAGTAGGTGAGTTAGAGCGTGAAAGGAAGTTCTCAAAAGTATCTCGTGTTGAAGTGATTGGACTAGAAAAACGTGAGTATGTTCGATACTTCAAGGATGGCGAGTTTATGGATTGGGATTTACAAGACGATGACCGCACATTAAAAATTTTTATCGATAGGTGGTAAAAGAATGATTGATGAAAAAATGCAAGTGCCAGCAGAACAAGGTATTACTCCGGCCGCATGGGTAATTCTTGAAGTTAACCATGAAGGCGAACAGTTTCAAAAGGTTCTTGCCGGATGGAGTGGTGGTTACTTACACGGTGACAGTTGGAGACTCTCGAGCCCCATCAGCTCGATTGACATCACCATTGACGATGATAAATTAGTGGTGTACACCGAGTCCGGTTCGTGTTATAATCTATACAAAGGTTCGAAAGGTTTGCGCATGAGCATTGGCGGAATCTACAACCAACTAAAGGAGAGTTACGGCGATAAAGTCGTTATAGTGGACTTATGAAGATTGTGCATGAATCATTGTTTGTGACAGATAAGATCGCAGATTTCTATTCCGAAAAGGATGGTGTGCCGGTCAAGTACGTTTGTACATCTGCGCTCGGCGGACAGGAGTTTGCGGTAGATGTTTTCTATCGCTCTACCCCGCATCCAGATTTCGGCAATCATTACTTTGGCATCTACCGAAATCCACATTGGGCTGGATCAAACGTTATGATTACCAACGCAGATGTGATCGAGGAACTTAAGTTTGGTATGGTCGAAGATGATGATGGTAACTTCCATTACTCTGCGCACAGGCATGATTATAAGATGCTTGAGAACGGTAACATGATAGACGGTGGACGAGCATATGTTCGTACTAACACAGACACAACAATGTTTAAGGTGAAAGACGGTGAGTTTCAAGAAGTACCTATTGAAGATGCTTCAGGTACGGACGAAGAAGTTTCCAAGATGGAAGAACAGGGTAGCGTGGGATCTGAGCAAAGAGGGGTAATGGGAGATCTTAAATTTACCACTGCCGGAGACTATATCAATGGAAAAGATTGATAAATACATTCAACCTCTGATCGATCGTATTAGTGATAGGCTATACGATCCTGAGCCAGCTTATGACGAGCCGCTCGAGCATATGGAAAGAGGCGAATTACAATATCTACATGACTTACTTAGGAAATTGCAAGATGGCAACAAAGAACGATGTGACTGGAGACACCATTCGCAGTAAAGTTTCTTCTAAGGAGTATCAAGATAACTGGGAAAGGATATTTGGCGATAAAGAATGGATTGATGACCAGCTATCTGATAATCCAACCGAATCGGTAGAAGAAGATGAGTGATATGTTTGATTTTGGCTTTACCGCAGTTGATGAAACTGAATTAGAGGCGGTACAGCAAGCGCAAAAGGTTGCGGTAGAAGCAGAAGGTACGGCGGATCGGTTGAATAACCTTTATAATGCAATCCTTCCCCTTTTATCCAATCTTAAAAAGAATCCTGAAAAGGATTATATCTATTGGCCTAATCGTATCGAAAAGGTCGAACAATTCGAAGACATGATATATAAAATCGTAAAGGACTAATTATGCAATTATCAAAAAACTTCACAATGGCTGAGTTCACAAAGTCACAGACTGCAGAACGTAAGGGCATTGACAATACACCAGAAGGAGAGCACTTCGATGCTGCAGTCGCTCTTTTCGAAAATGTTGTACAACCTGTACGAGATCACTTTGGTCCTACTGTGCTTAATAGTGGTTATCGCTCCCCTGAGCTTAATGCTGCTGTCGG